AGCCGACGCCCAAGGAAGCGGCGCCGACGAAGCGGCCGAAAGGCCCCACCGCATCGGAGCCAACCATGAGCCTCGAACGACGCATCACCCACGCCGCAGCGAAAGCCGCCGTCGCCTGGTCCAACGGCGACGAAGACCAAGCCCAATACTGGGAAGCGCAAGCGATCCTCCTCATGGACGAACGCGACGCGCAACGCCCCCTCGCCGAACAGGGCGGGTTCGGGTGCGCCCCAGTCAGCTTCTACGCTCGGCCCGCCAATGCCTAGCGTCGTCGACAACACGTGCGAACGGTGCCACGTCGCACTCGCCCACGTGTGGTTCTGGCGCGTCACCGACCAACGCGAGTGGCAGTTCTGCGGCAACCACGCCAACAGGTACGCCCCCGCGCTCGAGGAGCTCGGCTACGTCATCGCCAAAGACACGCGAGACACCCTCGTCGTCAACAGGCTCCAGGGGGCGCTGTGATCATCATCGCCCGCCTCGGTGGCGTCGAACTCATCGCAGACGACGAACGCACCGACCAGACACCCACACCTGAGTGGATCGAAGACACGGCCAAGCGCGTCAGTCGAGTCGCCCTCGAAACGTACCTCGCGCTCCCCGACGGTGTGAAAGTCCAGCCCATCGCCGACGAGGACGATGACTGACGCCGAACGCGACGCCCACTGGCGATGCGCAAACTGCGGGCAATGGTGGGTCGTGCCCAGCCTCGCCCGAATCTGCGAACTGAAGCATTGCTAGGAGGGCCGACATGGCCGACAGCGGACGCACCCTCTACGGCGGCAGCACCAGCGGCCCCTCGCTCACCGCAGCCATCGGCGACCAGACCGCCGCCCTGAACGCGTTCCTCGCCGCAGCCACCCCGCTCGGCGTCAAGCGGCTCATCGGCAACTTCAGCGTGTCCGGCACACTCACCGTCCCAGCCAGCACCTACGTCGACGCCACCCGCGCCACGATCACCCAGACCGCCAACAACGTCAGCACCCTGACACTCGGGAGCAAGGCAACCCTGTTCGGTGGCGAACTAGTCGGCAAGGGCACCGACTACGTAGCCGGGACAGGCAACCCTACAGCCATCGGCGTCAACGTCGCCGGGGACAACGCCGCCGTGCAGAACGCCCGCATCAGCAACCACGCAGGCGCAGGCATACGGCTGAACGGCGCCAACGGGTTCCGCTGCTCGGACACTCGCATCATCGGCGTCTCCCCCGGCCAGACGATCCCGGCCGTCGACTCGGCCTGCTTCGGCGTCTACATCCTCACCGCAACGAACTCCACCTTCACGGGCGTGGAGATCTCGGACTGCTCCATCGGGCTCATCTCCTCCATCGGCTGCACCCACCTGACGCTGCAAGGCATCAAGGTCCACGACATCCCCGGCCAACACGGCTGCTACATCCAGAACTCGACAGGGCTCGTGGTCGACGGGGTGGACGCGTGGAGCGTCAACCTCAACGCAGTCAAGCTCCAGATGAACTCCTCGAGCACGCTCGACGCCTTCGGGGCCACCGTGTCGAACATCGCCGCGAACGACTGCGGCGACTGCGCGCTGAGCATCAACAACGTCTCCACCGACCTCACGAGCGCCACGAAGTACCGGGGCATCACAGTGAGCAACATCGCCGCCTACAACTGCGCCCGAGCGGTCTACCTAGGCTCCATCTACGGCGGCACCGTGACCAACGTCGCGGGATACTCGCTCACCACGGACGCCGTGACCATCATCGACTGCCAGGACCTGCACGTGTCGAACGTGAGCATCCTCGGCGCCGGCCGCCGCGGCATCCTGTTCAACACCCAGACCGGGGCCGTCACGCAGCGGGTCAAGATCAGCAACGCCAAGATCCGAAACGCCGCCAACCTCAACGTGGCCTCCAGCCAGTACGGGGTCCACGTCTCAGGCAACGGCTCGCCCGACGGGGTCGACCTGACGTTCGACGGGCTCGAGGTCACCAGCACCAACGGGTTCATGGTCTACGCCTTCTACAACCCGGCAGGCGACCAGGCGACCATGACCCTGCGGAACGTGACACTGAAGAACGGCATCACGCAGGACATCCGCGCCATCGCTGGCCCGGTGTTCTTCAAGGAGTTGACGAACGTCCGCTACTCGACGTCGCTGAACATGCCGCTCCAGGGCCAGACCAACCTGGCCCCCGCCCTGGCCGTGAACAACCTCGCCGCGGAGACGTATGACGCCGTGCTGAAGACGCTGGCGCAGTCGGCGATGACGGCAGGCGTGCTCTACGTGGCACGGCTGTTCGTGCCGCAGGAGCGCACCCTGTCGACCATCTGGTACTCCCTCGCCACGTCGGGAGCGACGCTGACAGCGGGCCAGAACCTCATCGGCGTGTACGACGCCACCGGGGCGCTCATCGCCCAGACCGGCGACCAGTCGACGAACTTCGCCGCCGCCGCGGGTGACAAGTCCGCCGCGCTCACGGCACCCGTCACCGTGCCGGCCGGCTCATACCTGCACATCGGGGTCCTCTGGAACGGCACGACATCCCCGCAGTTCCGCGGGATCAACGGCACCAGCTTCCCGAACACCGCGCTGACCGCCGCCGCACAGTCCCGATACGCCACTGGCGGCACGGGACAGACCGCGCTGCCATCCACGCTGCCGACGCTGACCGCAATCAACGCGGCGAACTCGGCCCCCTGGTTCGGCATCGCCTAACACGCCGGCCATCAGTGCCTAAGGAGCAGACATGACAGCGTCACCGACACATGTCACCCTCACCGCCAACACGGTCACCACAGTCACCCTCGACAACGACTTCAAGAACGTGGAAGTCCTCAACGTCGACGGGTCAGCCGCCATCTACTTCACCGTGGACGGCACCACACCCACCGTCGAAGGCAATGGCTGCAACGTCCTGCCCGCAGCAATCGGCGCGCTGACCGTGTGGGCTGGCCGCAGCACCGACGTCGTCAAGCTCATCAGCACCGGCACGCCCAAGGTGTCCGTCCGCGGTCTATGATGGCTAAGCGCGTATGTAACGTGCCGGGCTGCCCGACCATCTGCGACGGCCCACGCTGCGACCAGCACGCACGACCCGGCACCACCGCTCGAGGCTACGGCAGCGCACACCAGCGCGAGTCCCGAGAGTGGAGAGACAAGGTGAGGCGCGGCGAGCTCGTCATCTGCTGGCGCTGCAATGAGCCCATCACCGACCCTGACGACTGCCACCTTGGACACGACGACCACGACCGCAGCATCACCCGCGGCCCCGAGCACGGCCGACGCTGCAACCTCAGGACAGCCGGGCGCATCTCACAGATGAGATAGGGCCAGCACAACTTATCCACAGGGGTGGGGGGTGTCCCCTCTGGCCTGTGGACAGACTAGACCGCTGGGAGGTGACTCGCTGTCCGGAGGGCTGAAATGTCTTTTGGGGGCGGTCACTGGCATCTCACCGTACGCATATCGAGGAGGGCTGTTTCGTGAGCACGATTCCGACCGGCCTTTCTGCTGGGGGCTGTGCGCTGTGGACGGACATCACTGAGGCGCACCCTGATCTTGACGCGTCGCAGAGGGTGACGCTGCTCGAGGCGTGCAGGTCGAAGGATCGGCTGGACAAGCTCGACGAGTTGCTCCGCGGCGACATCGACACTTGGGCGACGCTGGCCGTGGACGTGAACTCGGACGGTCAGATCTTCGAGCTGCGGATGACGCAGGCTTTGGCTCAGGCGAACGCGACGGCGAACCTGCTGAAGCAACTTCTGGCGGCGTTGCGGCTTCCTGATGTCGTGTCGGGTAAGCGTCCGCAGCAGCGTGGCGGTGCTCGCGGGGCGTACTCGCCGACGGCGAAGTCCGGCGCGAAGGTGTCGAGCCTGGACAAGGCTCGGGCTGCGAAGAGCTCCTGATGGCGAAGCGGTGGAAGCCGCTCTTCGACGGGCATGAGTGCAGCCTCGGCTATGAGGTTATTGACCAGATCGAAGAGTTCATGTGCCACGGCGAGGGCGACCTTCAGGGGCGTCCTGCTGAGGTCGATGACGAGATGCGCGACCACATCATTGAGTGCTATCGGCTTGACCCGATTACGGGGCGCCGGCTGCACAATGAGGCGGTCTTGTCTCGCCCGAAGGGTCGCGCGAAGTCTGAGATCGCGGCGTGGGTGGCGACGGCTGAGGCGTTCCTGCGGGTTCGTTTCGACGGCTGGGATTCGGACGGTCAGCCGGTCGCGAAGCCGGTCACGTCGCCGCTGGTGAAGTGTCTGGCGACGGAAGAGGGCCAGGCCGGTAACACGTTCAAGACGATTGCTTTCATCGCTGGCGAGTGGGGCAAGGACATGCACCCGGAGGTGTTCGGGGACTCGTCCGGTGTCCGCAAGTACCAGTCGGCGTCAGCGATCTACTTGCCGAATGGCGGGGAGGTGCGGGCGTGCACGTCGGGGTCGGCGTCGAAGGATGGTGGCCTCGAGTCGCATGTCGTCGCTGACGAGACCCACCTGTACACGCTGCGCGAGCTGCGGGAGATGTACGCGACGATCTCGCGGAACCTGGGCAAGCGTTACGACGCTGACCCGTGGCTGCATCAGACGTCGACGGCGTACCGCCCTGGCGAGATGTCCGTGTTCGAGGAGACGTTGACGCTGTGGCGGAAGAAGGAACTTCCGTCGTCGGTGTTCGTGAACCATCGTGAGGCTAAGGGCCGTATCGACATCGCGGACACTGAGCACACGCTGAAGCAGCTCAACTACGTGTATGGCGCGGCGGCTGAGTGGATCGACATGGATCGCAAGATCCGTGACATGCGCGACCCGCGGATCTGCCCGGACGAGGCGACGGCGGCCCGGTACTTCCTGAATCGGCCGATGTCGACGGTGGATGCCTGGATCGCGAAGGACGTTCATGAGCGGCAGACGAAGGTTCGTGAGGTCATGCCGGGCGAGGCGATCACGCTCGGGTTTGACGGTTCGCTGAATGATGACACGACGGTCCTGCGTGGCTCGTGTATGTCTGACGGGTTCCTGTTCCGGATCGGTGCGTGGCCTAAGCCTGAGGGCGCGGCCGGTATCGGCTGGGAGGTGCCTCGAGCGGACGTGCTGGCGACGATCCGTGAGGCGTTCGCGCGCTATGACGTGGTCCGGGCCTACTTCGACCCGCATGAGTGGCGTTCTGACATTGATGCTTTGGCTGCGGAGTTCGGTGATCGTGTCGTGCAGTGGGCGACCACGCGGGACACGGCCATGGGTGGGGCTCTTGACCGTCTGCACGCCGACCTGATGACGGGTGTCGTGTGGCACGACGACGACCCGCTCGCCGCCGAGCATTACGGCAACGTCTTCATCCGCCGCAAGGGTTCTCTGCGCCTCGTGCGCAAGGAGCATCCGAACTCGGCCCGAAAGATCGACTCGGTCGTCGGTGACGCCTTGGCCTACGAGGCGCGGGCGGACGCTATCGCGGCCGGGTGGGGTTCCAACACATCGAAGCTCACGCGCGTCAAGGGACGCGCATCGGCCTACTGAGGGGAGTTCCCGTGGCGCAGCAGCAGGCAGTGCCGCTCTCCCCGGAGTGGTGGGTGGCGCGTCTCTACAAGCGCTTGCAGTCGCAGGCCTCGGCATCGGCGTTCTTCGACGACTACTACCGTGGGGTTCACCCGCTGCCGTGGCTGGCGCCGCAGGCTCGTGAGGAGTTCCGTCGCATCCTTCAGATGACGACGTCGAACTACATGGGCCTCGTCGTCGATTCGATGGTGGAGCGGCTGCACGTTGAGGGGTTCCGTTCGGAGAGCGGCGACGCTGACGACGACTCGTGGCGCATCTGGCAGGCGAACAACCTCGACTCGGACTTTGGGCAGGCTCTGCTCGAGGCTGGCATCGGTGGATGCTCGTACCTGCTCGTCGCGCCGAACAAGGACGACGAGAAGACGCCGCAC